CTGGGGGATACGGGGAAGAGGTTGGCCAACTCTGGGCGCTTCTGGACGGGTCGAGAACGCAGTGCTTTCCGGATCTTACGATCCTTCCGACACAAACGCTGCAAAGGGTACGGGAGTTTCCAAAGAAACTTGTCTTCCTGGCGAGCCAGAAGACGTGCGTTAGCCCTCACGACCTGTACAAATCCACCCTCCGAAACAGTTGCCTCGGCAGCAAGGCCGAGCACATCCGAGACATCAGGTTTCATGTACAAAGCGTTGGCATTTGTCTTTTTCTCCTTCTCACGCCCCTGGGAAACGAAAAGCGTGGAGTTGATCTCTGCGAGTTGGTCAGAGACCATGCTCTTCTCTAGATTGACAATGAGCCCAACCTCGGCGCCATGTGAGATTATGGCGGGGTGCAACATAGCTTTCCTTCGGGGCTCCCTCAATAGGAGATCATCGCCGTTGATGAGACAGCGGTGACTCGTCCACTCAGAGAACGAAATTTTCTTTGACTCGAGGAGCTCGGTCAAGGCCAGGTCAACTACGGTCTTGTTAATCAAGCAAAGCAGCGGAAAGCTCATCACACTTCCCATAGGCTGCCCCCTCTCATAACTCTCACCTGGGTCGCCAAGCTTAAGCTCGCCCAGGACCCGCATACACCTGACCTCCTCCGGAGAGAGATTCTCCCCTTCGTCGATCAGAACCTCGATGGCCGCCTTAGTGTAGGCCGACTTAATTGAGTCAGTAGCGCCTACATAGTCAAAACTTAAAAACGAACCATCTCCGTTCAGACCAGTCACTCTTCCGGGTGTCGGATCCCCGACGAGCAACCACCCTTGACGGCTCATCTCTGAATAAAGGGACTCATGTAAAGGTGTCAAAACCTCAGTATTATACGATGAGTAGCAGGTCACTACACGTGGCTTTCCCGACGAAAAAACCAAGGTCGCGCGGCAAAGGTCTGAGAACTCATCCTCATTCCAGTTGCCCCCGTCTTTAACCTTATGATTCAGAGATGCGTGGCCATTCGGGATATATGGCCCTTGCCTCCTGTTCCACCCGCGAGGAATGTTCTTGCGAATCATCTCCCGAAAACGCACCAAATGTTGGGGGTTTATTGTCACGGGCCTCTTCAGGGCTCTTTTCCACTCGTTAAGCTTTTCCTCAAAGCGAGGTTTACAGACCTTACAGCATGATTTCTCAGCCTTTTGCGCGGTCTTTATACTTAACTCCGCAAGAGGTGTCAATTCCTGCGGGAAGCATGCCCTTACGGCGGATCTGAGATAACCGCACTCGATAAGGGGGGGGAGGAGACTGGTATCTCCTTTCAGGCCCATGTCATTTCCTAAAAAACGAACAAGGGCCTTCGCCTTCCCCCTAAGGCGAGCCGCAAAGCGGCAATCCAAACTTTCCTCCTCCTCCAAGCAACCAAACTTGTTGTCAGAACGGTTTGGGACCTTTGCTACGGGAACAGTGTCCACGTGATCGGCACCTAATACCTGGCCGAAGGTCGGCTTTGAGAAGCGGATCTTTCTTCTCTCTCTTGCGCAGGCGCGTCTCTTTCGTTTTTCATCGCGGACGTAACGATTAAATTCAACTCCCGGCTCCGACAGCGGTCGGCTGCACTCAGGGATGCGAACATATGAGTGTATTCCCGGCCCACGCAGTAGAGCTCCCCCATCAGACCATTTTGACTGCTTCCCCATAGTTGGCAGTCCCCCCAGATGGGAGGAGAGTGGGATTGTAAAGCCCTTAACCTCAGGTGGAAGATAACCCGGACCGACAGCGAACCGCCTGGACGGCGTTACACTCAGACCACAAAAGTGGCATGAGAGGATACCGCAGGGTGAGAGCCAAGAGCAAGGTTCGTAGCTAACGCAAGCGACGATGAAACTCTTGGTTGTGTCCATATTAAATTCTGTTTGGGTTGGGAGAGTTATAACAGACTCCCACTGTCTCTTTTGTTTTATTGCGCGGTACGGCAAGATCGCCACTCCGCGGAGCATTCCGTTTAAGGTCTTTTGTGACCCCTCCCGAAGGAGTACCGCTTAGGTCGAGCGGTTACCACCAGGTGCTTTCTTTTACGAGGGGTGTGAACACCAAATCCCCACAAGGCTCCTTTCAGCCACAACCATCCTTTTCTTTCCTTGGAATTCAGGCAACGGCGTGACATCCCCAGAGCGGGCATCCATCCGCCAATATCTCCAGTGTTCGCCTTGGGAGCTACACCTTTAATAGCCGACCATGCACACCAAGACTCGAGAGCCAGAGTATACACGGCGCGAGGGCCATCGCAATATGGCGGGCCGAAGGTAGTAATACCTCCG